TAGGAGAGCCTGATGGCTAATGGTGACGATAAATCACAGCTTTCTTCTTTGATGGACAGTACGGCGATGATGCCGGAAGTTACCGAAGAAGATATGGAATTGGACATTGAGATAGCCGCACCGGGCACTTTTGTAGGTTCTGTCAATGAAATCTTGCCGGAAGGCATAGAAATTGAGGAGGACGAAGATGGTGGCGTCACTGTGGACTTTGATCCGATGGCCATGCTTGGTGGTTCTGACGGTGATTTCTATGGCAACTTGGCAGAGGAGTTGGACGATAGAGCGTTGGGCCAACTTTCTTCAGAGCTTTTAGGGGATTTTGAGGCTAATAAATCTTCTCGTTCTGAGTGGGAAGACGCGTATTCAAAGGGTTTGGAGCTTCTTGGTTACACCTACGAGGAGCGCACGATGCCGTTTCGGGGTGCGACGGGTGTAACGCACCCGTTGTTGGCGGAAGCGGCCACACAGTTTCAGGCGCAGGCGTTTAACGAGCTACTGCCGCCCTCTGGTCCGGTAAGGACGCATGTTGTTGGTGAGAAGACCAAGGACAATGAGGCGCAGGCGCACCGTGTAAAAGACTTCATGAACTACTACATCACCAATGTGATGGAGGAGTACACGCCTGAATTTGATCAGATGTTGTTTTATTTGCCTTTGGCGGGGTCAACTTTTAAGAAAGTTTACTATGACGAGGCGATTGACCGGGCGGTAAGCAAGTTTGTCCCAGCAGAGGACATTGTGGTGCCGTATGGCGCTAGTGATCTTGATTCCTGCGAAAACATTACGCAGGTAGTGAAGATGTCAATGAATGACCTGCGTATTCGTCAGGTCATGGGGTTCTATAGAGACATTCCTGTTATTCCATCTCAGTCTAGTGACGATGAAGTCACGGACACGATGAACAAGTTGGATGGGGTAGAGCCTAGCAACATTGATTATGACTGCACTTTGTTGGAGTGCCACGTCAATCTTGATCTGCCCGGCTTTGAAGACATGGGGGAAGATGGTGAACCAACAGGAATTAAAATTCCTTACGTTGTTACGGTTAGTGAGGATAGCGGACAAATACTTGCCATTAGACGAAATTATCGCGAAGACGATGAAAAGCGACGAAAAATCCAGTATTTCGTCCATTATAAGTTCCTTCCGGGATTCGGATTTTATGGCCTCGGGCTTATCCACACTATTGGCGGCCTGTCCCGAACAGCTACGGCGGCTCTTCGCCAGCTTATTGATGCTGGCACTCTTTCTAATCTCCCTGCTGGCTTCAAGGCTCGCGGACTTAGGGTACGAGATGACGAAGAACCCCTTCAGCCGGGAGAGTTCCGCGACGTAGACGCTCCGGGCGGCGCGATTCGTGATTCGTTGATGCCGTTACCTTTCAAGGGGCCTGACGGTACGTTGTTCCAGCTTTTAGGTTTTGTGGTTGATGCGGGCCGTCGGTTCGCGACGATTACGGACATGAAGGTGGGCGACGGTAATCAGCAGGCGGCTGTTGGTACGACGGTAGCGTTATTGGAGCAAGGCTCACGGGTCATGAGTGCGGTGCATAAGCGCCTGCACTACAGCATGAAGCAGGAGTTTAAGCTTCTGGCACGGGTGATGTCGGAGTATCTGCCGCAGGAGTATCCGTATGCTGTAGAGGGCGGTGATCGGACGATCATGCGTCAGGACTTTGACGACCGTGTGGATGTAGTTCCGGTGTCGAATCCGAACTCGTTTTCGCAGGCACAGCGCATTTCTTTGGCGCAGTCTCAGTTACAGATGGCGATGCAGGCCCCGCAGATTCATGATTTGCATGAGGCGTACCGTCGCATGTATGAGGCGTTGGGGGTCAGTGACATTGACAAGATCCTGATTGCGCCTTCTTCGGCTGATCCTATTCCGAAAGATCCGGCGCAGGAGAACATTGATTCGATTGACAGCGTACAATTGAAGGCGTTTGAGGGTCAGGACCATGACGCTCATATTTTGGCGCATTTGACGTTTGGTACGGCCCCTATGTTGCAGGCGTTGCCGCAGTCGATGATTGCGCTTCAGAAGCACATTATTGAGCATGTGAAGATCAAGTGTCAGGAAATGGCGACGGCGCAGTTGTTGCAACAGACGGGTGGTCAGGCATTGACGCCAGATCTGGAGCTTCAGTTGGAGTCTATGGTTGCCCAGATGAACGCGCAGGAGTTTGGCAACCTGAAACAGCTTACTGCTCAGATAACGGGTCAGGGCCAAGGGCCTGATCCTCTGGTACAATTGAAGCAACAGGAGCTTCAGTTGGATGCTCAGAAGCAACAAGCTGATATGCAGATGGATCAGGCAGAATTGCAGATGGATCAACAGCGTATGGCTAACAAGCAGACGGAGTTCCAGCAACGGTTGGCTAGTCAGGAACGCCAGACACAAGCTAGAATTGATGCGGCTCTTCAAAGAGAGCTACTAAAGATGAGGAACAATTAAATGAGAGTCAAAGTAAACGGCGCTCCACCCGTTAAGGCACCGACACCGGTTGCCAAAGCAGAGATCAAGGACCAAGGCTCTATTCCTTATGCTGTAGCTAAGGAAGAAAAAACGCCTGACACGGCAATGGGCAAGTCTACAACGGGCAAGAAACGTGGCATGGGTGCCGCGCTTCGCGGCTCACGGTTCACTAGCTGTTAATAGCTAAGGGATTTTTCAATGGCAGTTGATACAGATACGGTTCGGGGCTTTTACCAGCAATATTTGGGCAGAGATCCGGGGGCTAATCAATACGTTCAAAATTGGGCTAACTCAGGCCTGTCTGCGGCAGAGATTGAGACAGCTATTGCCAATTCAGAAGAGGGCAGACAGTACGCTCAAACGCAAGCTCAACAACAGGCCCAACAGCAAACTCAGCAAACGGGGGCTACCACGGGTGTTTCCAGAGAGCGCCTAAATCAGCTTTATAACGAGCTTTTTGGCCGAGATGTTCAAGACGCGGGTGCTGAGTATTGGATGGCGTCGGGCCTTACTGGCGAAAAGCTTCGTGATGCTTTGATTGCTGGAGCGCAAGGATCTGATGTTACGGATTTTGCAGAAAGGCAGGCCATGCTTGCGGCAGGGCAAATGCCTCCGGGTTATCCGGGTTCTCCGCTTGGCGGCGGTACAACAGAGACTGTCCCCGCTTATTTTCAAGACTATTTAAATGAATATAACGCAATGCAAGAGCGTCTTGACACACTCACTGCGTTGATTGAACAAATGCAATCCCAAAGTTCTTCAACGCCTGCTGTAGGTGCGCCGCCGATAGGACAGCCCGGACAAAATGTTCCTGTTCCGGTGCCTTCCTCTCCAGCAGTAGTTCCTGCGGGAACGTATTCATACAATCCGGAACCGATCTCCAATCCTTATTTAGCACAACTACCGTCCAATCCTCCGGTAGGGTACATTCCACCTACTCCGGAAATGTTGGACGCGTATCGATATCAACAGTTTTACAACCAAGGCTTAGTTCCCCCCATTGATCAGGGAATCGGGCAGTTAAGTTACTTTGGCATCCCGCCTTCTCAGATTCAGGCATCTTTGAGCGGATTCTAATGCTTGAGGCATTGATTGGTCCCGTTACGAGCTTGTTGGATAAGTTCATCCCTGATGCGGATGAAAGAGCGAGGCTCGCCCATGACATCGCAACCATGTCCGAAAAACACGCGCAGGAGCTTGCGAGAGGCCAAATTGAAATTAACAAAACTGAAGCGGCGCACAAAAGCATGTTTGTCGCGGGCTGGCGACCATTTGTTGGGTGGACTTGCGGGATTGCTTTGGCTTGGCACTTTGTGGGTCAGCCTCTTGCTGTATTTGTCATTACTTATTCTGGTGTTGAGGCCCCTCCACTTCCTGTATTTGAAATGGAAAGCTTACTTACAGTATTGCTCGGAATGCTCGGTCTTGGTGGTCTACGAACCTTTGAGAAAACCAAAGGCGTTTCCAGAGAAAAATGATCACCCCTGAAACATTAGATCGTTGGCGTTTGTTGCCGCGTTTTTTGATGTTTACCATGATTGTCATGACGTACCGCGTTGTAGAGTGGTTTATGGATCTCCCTGATCCAAGCTTAGAACAAGCGGGGCTTGTATCTGTCATGACGGGCGCTTTAACCGGCGCTTTTGGCCTGTTTTTAGGGTCAGGCAAAAAAGAGTGACATATCAATATTTTTCAGAAGAAGAATTTGCCTGCTCTGAGACAGGCCAAAACAAAATTTCGCCCAAGTTTTTAGAGGCTTTAGACAAGCTTCGCGATGCTTGCGGCTTTCCTTTCTATATTACCTCGGGATATCGCTCCCCTGATCACAGCCTTGAACGTGTAAAAGTCAAGCCCGGAACCCATGCTCAAGGCATTGCCGCAGATATACATGTTCAGGACGGCATTGAGCGAAGAAAAATAGTAGAAGAAGCAATAAAGCTAGGTTTTGGCGGCATTGGCGTGGCAAAAACGTTTGTTCACGTCGATATACGCGCCACCGGCCCTGTTATGTGGACATATTAGTTGCTCCTCTAAGAATGTCGTGTTATATAGATACGACATTCTAAGATGGAGCGCATGTGGATTCTTTATATTTAGCTCAATTTATTCAAAGAGCCGTAAAAGATCGCCGCACTCAAATTTTAGAGTTGTTAGAAAACAACCACGTTAAGTCGATGGAACAGTATCAGAACTTGATGGGTGAAATATCGGCTTTGAATTTTATTGCACAGGAACTCTCGGGCCTGCTAGAAAAACAGGAGCAACTAAATGACTGATCTAGCTGAAAATATTGACCTAGACGCCGCCGCAGAAGGCGTCAAATCTCTTTACAAAGCGCCAAAGCCCAAGGTACTCGACCCCGAGGCCATGGATAAAAGCCTTTTGGAAAGAATGCCCCAGCCTACTGGTTGGAGAATGTTGATTCTGCCTTATCGTGGTAAAGAAACCACGGATGGTGGAATATACCTTCCTACTCAAGTCCTTAATGACACCCAAATACAAACGGTTGTGGGTTATGTCGTTAAGCAAGGACCTCTTTGTTACAAAGACGCTGATAAATTCCCCGATGGCCCGTGGTGTACTGAAAAGCAGTGGGTAATCTTTGCTCGGTATGCGGGTTCACGTTTCCGTATAAGTGGCGGGGAATGCAGGATTTTGAATGATGACGAAATCCTAGCGGTTATTGACGATCCCGAAGACATTCTTAGCCTGTAAGGAGGTATAGCCATGGCTGACGCGGCAGAAGAAGCGCAGTTTGAATTAGACGTGGGGGATGCTCAAGAAACGGAAGTTGAGGTTGAGCAACCCCAAAATGTTCCACGTGGAACACAACAAGAAGTAGAGGTCGCGGAAGAAGCTCCTGCCAAGGAAGAGGCGGAAATGGAGCAGTACAGCGAGTCTGTGCAGAAGCGAATTAATCGCTTGACCAAGAAAATGCGGGATGCCGAGCGTGAGCGTGAAGAAGCGTTGAGATACGCTCAAAACGTGCAATCGGAGGCTGAAAAGATCCGTCAGCGCATGGAAACTTTAGATCAAGGTTTCATGAACGAATATGGTCAGCGGCTTTCGATTCAACAACAGCAGGCAGAAGCCAATCTCAAGCGAGCAGTAGAGCTTGGTGACGCGGACGCTACGGTTGCGGCTCAGAAAGAATTGACCAATCTGACTATTGCCGCAGATGGTTATTCAAGGGCACAGCGTCAAGCAGAGGCTCGCGCGCAACAGCCACGGCAACCTATTGCACAGCAACCTGCTCCGCAGGCCGCTCCGCAACAACAGCGGCCTGATCCAAAAGCCGAGCAGTGGGCCGAGAAAAACTCTTGGTTTGGCCAAGATGAAGCCATGACGTTTGCCGCATTTGGCATACATAAAAAACTTATTGAGGATGAAGGGTTTGATCCTCAAAGCGATGACTACTATAATGAGCTTGACTCTAGAATTAAGCGGGAATTCCCGCATAAGTTTGGAGAAGAGCAATCGCCCAGCCGCAAACCCGCTCAGAATGTGGCTGGAGTGTCACGCTCCACATCATCTGGGCGCAGTAGAAGGGTCAAACTCTCCCCGACCCAAGTAGCGATTGCTAAAAAACTGGGAGTGCCGCTTGAAGAATACGCGAAATACGTAAAGGAGTAAGACCATGTCCACAGAGAAGAAAGGCTTTGAGGGCATTAATCGCTCCTCACGTGAAACAGCGTCAAGGGAGAAGCAGGGACGGCGTAAGCCTTGGACTCCCCCGTCTATGTTAGACGCACCGCCCGCACCAGAGGGCTTTAGACATCGTTGGATACGCGCCGAAGTAAGGGGTTTTGACGACACCAAGAATATTTCGGCAAGACTGCGAGAAGGCTATGAGCTTGTTCGCCAAGATGAGTATCCAGAGTTTGAAGCTCCGGTAATTGATTCGGGAAAATATGAAGGTGTGTTTGGTGTCGGCGGATTGATGCTCGCCCGCATACCGGTGGAAACAGTTCAGGAACGCGCTGAGTATTTTGCTCAACGTAACGCGGACCAGATCGAAGCTGTTGAAAGCGATATGTTGCGAGAAAACGCTCATCCAACGATGGCAATCGGAAAACCCGAGCGCCAGAGTCGTGTAACTTTCGGCGGCCCCAAAAAATAGGGCCGCACAGAACGGAGAAACTAAACAATGGCAAATCAAGAAACTGCCTTTGGTCTTCGTCCTGTTGGTCTTGTAGGAAGCGGTGCTAACAGTACCGGTGTTACTGAGTATGAAATTGCCAGTAACAACACTGATGTCATCTATAATGGTGAGATTGTTGTTCCTCTAGCCGCAGGCGTAATTGGCCAAGCTGGAGACACTGCGGGCGGCACTACGCAAGCCCTCGGTGTACTTGTCGGGGTTCAATACCATGATTCTACCCAGAAGAAGCCTGTATGGCTCAACTACTGGCCCGGATCAGGTAGCGTGTCAGTAGACACTAACTACCCGGTAAAAGCTCTTGTAGCTGACAACCCCAACCAACTGTTCGTCGTAGCGGCGGATGCTACCCTCACTAACCGAGCTACTGCACTGGCAACTGTGTTTGCCAACGCTAGCCTTGGCACTTCTGCACGTAGCGGTTCTACCGATACGGGCAAGTCAAGCGCCCAGCTTAGTGTTAGCAGTGTTGCTACTACTGCAACTCTGCCACTTCGCATTGTAGGTCTGGTTGATGATGACGCGAATAACGATTACGCGTCAGCGGGAGCGCACCTGCTTGTTAGGCTGAACGCTCACTTTAACGCAGGCAGTCGTCGGTTTGATTCTCAAACCACTGCTGACTCAACTGGTATTTAAGGGGGATTTAAGTAATGGCTATTTCTCGCGCACAGTTGGCGAAGGAACTTGAGCCGGGGCTTAACGCTCTCTTTGGACTTGAGTACGACCGCTACGAACAGGAACACGCTGAAATCTTCGACGAAGAATCTTCAGACCGTGCCTTTGAAGAAGAAGTAATGCTCTCTGGCTTCGGCACTGCGCCGGTTAAGTCAGAAGGTGGTGCTATTTCGTTTGATGACGCGCAGGAGACTTTCACTGCTCGTTACACTCACGAAACTATCGCTCTTGCATTCTCAATCACTGAGGAAGCAATTGAAGATAACCTGTACGACCGTCTTGCTTCTCGCTACACCCGTGCTTTGGCACGATCCATGTCTCAGACCAAGCAGATTAAGGCCGCGTCAATTCTGAACAACGCCTTTAGCACTTCGGCACCTGTTGGTGACGGAGCGGCGCTCTGTTCGTCTTCGCACCCCTCTTTGTCTGGTAACCAGCGTAACCAACTGTCCGTCGCCGCAGACCTCAACGAGACTTCTCTTGAGCAGATGCTGATTGACATTGCTGGCTTTACTGATGAGCGTGGTCTGAAGATTGCGGTACGTGGTATGAAGATGATTATCCCGAAAGAACTGCAATTTATTGCAGAGCGGGTAATTAACTCCAACCTGCGTCCGGGTACTGCGGACAATGACCTCAACGCAACCAAGTCTATGGGTATGCTCCCAGATGGCGCGGTAGTTAACCATTTCTTGACCGATACAGATGCGTTCTTCATTAAGACTGACGCACCTAACGGCTTCAAGATGTTTAACCGAAGCCCCATCAAGACTGCTATGGAAGGTGACTTCGACACTGGCAACATGCGCTTTAAGGCGCGTGAGCGTTACAGTTTCGGTGTTTCCGATTGGCGTTGCGTGTTTGGCTCTCCCGGAGCCTAATAGATCTTCGGATCTTACAAGGGCGGCATTTGCCGCCCTTTCTTTTTCCGTATAAAATACACGTATCCTGACATTCGCATGGGGCGAATGACATTTGCCACGACAGGAGACTTCCATGGCTAATACTACTTTCAACGGTCCCGTTCGTTCAGAGAACGGCTTCAAAGACATCACCAAAAGCGCCACTACTGGCGCGGTGACTGAAAACATTTCAATTACTCACGACGGCACTAACAGCGTTGTGATTATCAAGGACCTTCCAACATCCGATCCTTCTGTAGCGGGTCAGATTTACAGCAATGCGGGCGTATTGACTGTTTCGGCGGGCTAATTAACTAGAGGGTCTGCTAAATGGCTAATTCAGACGTAAAATCAAAGCGTCTGACCGCGACAGGCTCCGCTGGTGTGGGGCCTGCGCGTATTCGCCAGATTCAAGTCTTGACCACCACTGGTACTCCACGATTGACCATCACAGATGGCAACGGCGGCAGTACCGTGTTGGATTTAGACTTTGTTGCAAGCGAAACGCACTCGGTCAACATCCCCGACGAGGGGATAAAAGTCTCTGATATTTATATTAGTGTTTTGACAAACATTACTGCGCTAACTGTCTTCTACAGTTAAGGGTTTTTTATGGCTCGGGAAGTTTCTTCAATTACTCGAATAGGCACTAGCGAGCCATTTGAGCTACAGATAGCGCGTGGCCAGATTGCTTATCACGAGTCTGTTTACAAGTTTGGCAACAATTCGGCAGTTGCGGACTCCATAGAAACCATTTGGCCACAGGGTGGGCTGTATTCATACCTGTCTGCGGCGACTGTGTTGAAGGTTTCCAGTAGCTCCACCAATGACGCGTCGGCGGGCACGGGGGCCAGAACCGTTGAGTTGTTTGGACTTGATGGCGATTACAACGAAATATCAGAGACTGTCACCCTAAATGGGCAGACGGCGGTCAACACCACGCAATCTTTTCTGCGGATAAACCGGATGATTGTCCGGTCTGCGGGGTCTGGAGAGGCAAACGCAGGGAACATCTATGCGGGCACCGGCACTGTCACCACGGGCGTACCAGCAAACATTTATGCAATTATCAATGGGGACGGCTCAAACCAGACCCTGATGGCGCT